ATGGGAGAAACTGATACTGATGATATAATAATGGGATATAGCTATGAAGAAAAACTATTAAAATATCTTGATAATAGCAGAGATGATTACACGCCAGTTGATTTGATTGTATTTGACCACGGACATAATGACCTTAACCCAGATGGTGACCCGAAATGGGATACTTATGAAATTGATAATAGGGATAAGGATAATTATTGGGGAGCAATGAACTTCCTAATGGATGTTATCAGAAAATACAATCCTCATCAAATGGTATGCCAAATATCTCATTATCAAGGGAACGTTGATTATTCAGCTAATTTTTACAAAGCTCAGCAACAATTTGCAGAGCATTGGGGTATTCCATTTATGGAACTTTACAAATTAACTCAAATGTCAACTACTGAACAATTCAGAACTAGTGGATACTGGGGATACACAGATGGTTTATGGCATAACAATGGTTTTGTTTTTATAGATAATGGAGATGGTACTTATACAACGAATCAAAGTTGTATAATTCAATATGATTTTGGTAATAATGGAACATATAATCAAGAAACGCAACTTTTTACAACAAATGTATTAGAAGAACTTCCAGCAAATACTACTGCAAGGGATATTAAAACCATTGACGGTATTACTACATGCCTATTAAAACCGAGAGAAATGTACATGAAAGACAGGCTTCATCCGGCATCCGATAAAAGCGGTAATGCAAATAAAAGAATCGCAACATTATTAGCAGGGTGGATAAATTCTATTTTTCTTGTAGAAAAACTAAGTAAGTTTGAATATGGAAAGATTAATTAATTGGGAACAATGGCGTATTATTGCTATTTCCACGGTTAGCCCGATATTTGGGTATTTAACCCCGACAAAGGGGTTTGTTTACGCATTAGTAATAATGTTTGCGTTCAACATTTGGGCGGGTATGAGGGCGGACGGCGTGGCGATTGTGCGATGCAAAAACTTTTCGTTCCGTAAGTTCAAAAACGCATTGTGCGAATTTCTGTTGTATCTGTTTATCGTGGAGGCGATTTTTGTAATAATGAAAAATTGCGGCGATGAAAATGCGGCGGTTATCGTGGTAAAATCACTAACATACGTGTTTATGTATGTGTATTTGCAAAATGCGTTCCGCAATCTGATTATTGCGTACCCCCGGAATTTGGCGTTACGTATTATTTACCATGTTATCCGTTTGGAGTTTACAAGGGCTTTTCCGTCGCATTTGCAACCGATAATTAACAGATTGGAAAAAGAATTTGGGGACGACCCCGACAAAAACAATAAAAAGAAAGGAGAAAACGAAAATGAGTAAAGTTGTAATTCTTGATGGAGGTCACGGCGTGGATTGTGCCGGGAAACGTTCCCCCATTTGGGGGGACGGTTCCCAATTGTTTGAATGGGAGTTTAACCGTGACATTGTACGCCGTATTGCGGCGATGTTGAAAGCGGAGGGAATAAAGTTTGAAATTTTGGTACCGGAGGACAACGACGTATCATTACCGGAACGTTGCCGACGTGCAAACGTTATCCATGCAGATTGCGGCAATAATGCCATTTTGTTTAGCGTTCACGGTAACGCCGGAGGCGGCACCGGGTGGGAATGTTATACAAGCGTAGGACAAACGAAAGCGGATGCAATCGCAACCGTACTTTGTAATGAGGCGGAAAAAGAGTTTGCCCCGGATGGTTGGAAAATGCGCTTTGACCATACCGACGGCGACCCGGACAAAGAAAACCAATTTTACATTCTGAAACATACGGTTTGCCCGGCGGTATTATCTGAAAACTTTTTCATGGATACCGAAAAAGATTGCCGTTTTATGTTGTCAGACGCCGGGCGTGAACGTATTGCAAAAATTCATTATGAAGCGATAAAACGTATCTTATGAAAAAATATTTAATAATAGCGGCAATTGCTTTGGCGGTTGCCGCCGTTGTCACTATATGGGTGCAACGTTCCCGGATTAATACGTTGACCGGGGAAAGGGACAAATACAGAACCAACACGGAAACGTTATTGCAGGAAGTTTCCCGATACCAAACGAAAGATAGTTTGAACGCCGCCAAAGTTGGGGTTTTGGAACTGAAATTGTCAGAGTTTGAAAAATACCGGGCGAGCGATGCGGAGTTGATAAAGACGTTGCAGACAAAGAACCGGGATTTGGAACGGGTTACAACAACCCAAATGGAAACAATCAACGAATTGCGGGCAACCGTCCGGGATAGTGTTGTATATTTGCCCGGCGACACGGTTACGACTGTATTACGTTGTATTGAGTATTCCGACAAATGGGTTGATTTTGACGGATGTATTAAAAATAATACGTTTTCGGGCAAAATTATAACACGGGATAGCCTTTTAATAACGGAAACTGTGCAATATAAGCGTTGGTTAGGTTTTTTATGGAAAACAAAACGGATAAAAAACCGTGAATTTGATATTGTTTCAAAAAATCCACATACAAAAATTACCGGGTTTGAGGTTATAACAATCGAAAAATAACTATATTTGCGGCAAACGGGGATAGTTCGGAGTAGCTACCGGATGAAAAAAGATGCAACCACTTTTCCCCGTTTCCCTTTTTTTTGGTTGCTTACTTAAATGGTTGTATAATGGAAATTTGGAAAGATGTACCCGGATATATAGGGTTGTATAAAGTGAGTAATTACGGGCGTGTAAAATCCGTTAAGAAACAATTAGTTTTGAAAATATGTGGTTCCGGGAATAGATATAAAACCGTTGCTTTATGTAATGGGATGCGCAAAACGTTTCGATTACATAGATTAGTTGCAGCGGCTTTCATTCCGAACCCGGACAACAAACCATGTATCGACCATATCGACGGCGACCGAGCCAATAACCATGCGGACAACTTGCGTTGGGTTACATATTTGGAAAACAATAATAATCCTATTACGAAAAAGCGATTGAGCGAAAATAACGCAAAAAATATGCAGGGTAAAGAGGGCGTATTGCATCCAAATTCAAAACCTGTTAGAATGATGAAAAACGGGGTTTGTCTTAAAATATACCAATCTATACATTTAGCCAAAAAGGACGGGTTTAACGATACACTAATAATCCGATGTTGTAAAGGGCGTATGAAAAAACATAAGGGTTATAATTGGGAATACATATAATAGGCGTAACAAGGGATTGTAACCAAGCGTTGCAACCCCATTTTTGTTTTTGCCCGTTTTTAGCCCCGTATTTCGATTATTTTGTTTGAATGGATAAAATCCACCCCGGCAAATAAAGTGGCTTAAAATGAAAATTCGCCAAAAATAACTTTGCGGGGTGCCAAAAGAAACGTTTTTTGTCAGCAAATCGAAAATAAAAGAAAATTCTTTTGGTAGTTAAAATGAAATGCCCTATCTTTGTGCCATGTTAATAAAACGACCGGGCGTTTTCCCGGCAACAAAAAGAGCGATACAATGAAGCCCGAAGATATTTACAACGGTTTGGAATATACAACAAAAGAAATTAACCGTACTTTCAAAATCAAAGTAAACGGCTTGTTCAACGGCAAAAAGATTAACACGTTGGTTGGCGTTTCCGGTTTGATTAAGTTAGTAGGCGTTGAAATGGCGAACAAATTATTGCGCCGTGCTTTCCGTTGTGTCAAAGACGCCGAACATTGTAAGTTGCGCCGGGGTTTGAAAATATCCTTTTATTATTACTAATCCGACCGGGCGGGTTCCCGGAACCAAATAAATTTCAAATATGGAAACAAAGAAAAGAACACAGGCGACGGACATTGCCGAGATTGCAACCAAGTTAGACGGCAAAGTTAAATTTTCGTCAATCATTTACAGCCAACAAATGTTGTCGGAGAAATACCGGGAAACAGGGGTAAACGATATGTATTTTATCGGCAAAAAATTTGGGTTGTGGTTTTATACAAGCCGGGCGGCATTAGATAACCTTTGTTATCTGCAAAACCCTAAATTCCCGACGTGGGTATTGTGCGAAAATTCATTGAGTTTGTACGAAATAAGATAATAACCCGCCGGGGGTTCGCCCCCGGCACAATAACAAAGATTATGGCAAAGTATATTTTGAGCAAGAAAGCGAAAGGCAAAAAGTATCAATACACCGTTACCGACGAAAAAGGCAACGTTATTTCAACAAGAACGTCCGCCCGTGATTATGTGGCGTGTACCGCCAACGGCGAATTTTATTTTGGGCGGTTGGACTTAATCGGCAAAGGCGACCACGGCAAAGGGTTGAGCCGCACGACGGAAATATTGGCAAACCCCGAACGGGCGTATAAAAAGCAAGTTGCGTACTTTGTGCCGTCTTATCGGAAAGAATGGATTGCCGAGAACCCCGCCGACGAATGGATTGCCCGCAATGTTAATTGGGCGACCGAACGCCAAAAAGAATTAAACGCAATCGCATATTTACAGCCGGGGGAATAACCCCGGCTTTGCCTGTTATGGATATACGATTGACAGAGGAACAACGGGAAATATTGAGCGGTAGAATTTGCCCGTATTGCCACGTTCCGACCGAGTACAAAAATAGTATTGAGGTTTACGGCGTTGATTATGGAATGATTTATTATTGTCCCCAATGCGGGGCGTATGTGGGTGTTCATAAGGGAACCGACCGGGCAAAGGGTCGATTGGCAAACGCCGAGTTGCGCCGATGTAAGATTGAAGCGCACCGATATTTTGATGAGTTGTACAAACGTGGACTAATGAAGCGACGGGAGGCGTACAAATGGTTATCCGACCAATTGGGATTACCCCCGGAATATACGCATATTGGAATGTTTAACCCCGAAACGTGCGCAAAGGTCGTGGACGTTTCAAAAAAGTATTTATTAACCATGCGATTTGCATTAAGACGACAGGATAAAATAAAAGCGCATTTTGAACCCAACGGGGACGAAATGTTGAACCGGATAAAAGAGAGTTTAACCCGGTTTTTTGCCGCCGACCGTTCGGAGTTCCCGGAGGGATACCGGGAAATTGAGGACTGTTTTAACCAATTGCCGGGGGAACCATACCCGACCATTGCAATAAACGACGTCGGTAACGACGACCGAATGATTGAATTTTATGTTACCGGAAAACAATACGACGTTTACCACGTCGCATTTAAGGGGTTTACAAAGGGTTAAGATATGGAAAGCGTAATTATTGAGGAAATGCGGGCGTTTTTACGATTAGGATTGCCCGAACGTCAACGAAAGTATTTTGCCGACACAATCGACGTGGCAAAGCGTGTCGAGGTTGTCCCGGCGGCGGACGTGTTCAACGAACGGGAAATTGAGTTGATACGCCGGGTTGTTCGCCCGGAGGTCAAAGGATGTTACCGCAATGCGCATTTGTTGACGTTGTTATTTCCCGACCGGGTGCGATACGTCGAGGGTAAAACGCATACAGTTATACCAATCGACCACGCATTTAACCGGGTCGGGGACAAATATATTGACATTACGTTTGAGTTCGCATTGGAGTTAGACCCAACGCAATACGAATATGTGGCGTTTGGGGAATATCCGGCGGGCGTTATTGAGGAAATAACCAACCAAACGGGATATTATGGCGATATATACCGATTTTGTTATTGTGCGGCGCAAATGGCGTTGGAAAAGATGAACCCCCGGACGTAACAGATACGCCGGGGGTTCGGTACGCAGTAACCGAGAGCGATTTTTGGTAATGCGGTATTGCAAAGGTAGGTTAAAAACCGGATATTTCACGCACCCGGCAAAAATGATTTCGCAAAACAAAGATTATATTTTTGGTAATTAAAAAAATCTTTCTACCTTTGCAGAACAAAAGATTAACAGCCTACCCGGAGGGATACCGGGAAATGATATGAAAATAAAAGAAAGTGAGCAATTAAAGATGTTGGCGACCGAAAGCGGGAAAACAGCCAACCAAGTATCCGAAACAATCGTTACGGAGTTAATCAACAAACAGATTATCGAGAACATAAGCGACAATTGGGGGTTCCCGGTCGCCGATTGTTACGAACGGGATGTTACCGTTGTGGAAATGGTGGACGTTATCCGGGCAATTGGTATTTATCCGGTTCGTTCCGTCCATTTGGACGCCCTGTTGGAATGTGTATTGATTGGCGACGATGATTGCCCGGAGTGTGGCGGGGAAATGGAGGTTACAGACGGCGAGTATAGACGTACCGGAGGCGACGGATATTTGACCCCGCCGGAATATAGCCCGATTTGGGAGGAAAAAACGTGCCGCAATTGCGGATATAAAGAGAGCAACGAACCAAGTTATTAACAAAAAAAATTTAAGTTATGGGATTAAGATTGAGAGTAAACGAAGCAATCGCCCGTTCCGAGGCGAACGGGAAAAAGGTTTTGAAAAAAGACATTGCCGCCCGTCTTTTTGAGGGTGCAAGCGAGAGCGCACAACAGGTAAATATGACGAATTTATGTAACGGCACGACCAAACGGATTGTCCCGGAATGGGTCGTTATTCTTTGCGAAATGTTGGATTGTACGGCGGATTACCTGTTTGGCATGGAGGGCGGAAACAATGAAAAGTAAGTTTATCGAATGGTTGGAAGCCGCCGCCGAAACCATGTTTTCCGGGTTGTTTCAAGCGAAAGCCCTAATTGTTACGTTTGGCGCATTGGGGTTATGTTGTTTGATTGGCGCATTTTGGAACCCGTGGCAATTGTTATTTGCGGCAATGTGCGCCGCAATGGTATTATGTGGAATTTCAGAATATAAAAAGTACAAGTAATGAGAGCAAAGAGCGATAAACCGGGCGACCCGGTAAAAGAGGTTGCGGGAACCGTCGGCAATGTTGCCCCGGATATGTTCCCGGAGATTAACGAGGAACAACAAACAATTATTCCCCCGTTCGTTGATGTTCAACCGGAACAACCAACCGGAGTGTTTGAGATAATACCGGGCATGACGGTTGAGGAAATGACGGCAATGTTTTTCGACGAAAAAACATTGATTGAACCCCCGTATAAGGTTTGGCAGTTAAACAGCAAGGGACACCGATATTATTACCGATATGACGACGCCGGGAACCCGGAGTTTTTCCCGTCGGTTACAACCATATTGTCCCAAACATTACCCAAAGCCCCGCACCTTATAAATTGGATTGCGAACAAAGGCATTGAGGAAGCCGAGCGATACAAAGGCGAACGGGCGGCGTATGGAACGTTTATGCACGCCGCATTTGAGGAATTATTGATTAACCGGGCGTATGATTTGGACGGACTGAAAGGCAAACTAAAAGAATACATTGAGGTTTACCGATTGCCGGACGACTTTATTTATTACGCCGACGATTTGAAAAAGGACGTATTGGCGTTTGCGCAATTCGTATTGGATTATGATGTACGACCGTTAGCCGTTGAAATTGCGTTGGTACACCCGTATTACAAGTACGCCGGAATGATTGATTGCCCGTGTACCATGCGGGCAAAGATTGGAAGCGACGACCGGATTAACGCAATTGTCGATTTCAAAAGCGGGCGCAAAGGCTTTTACGAGGAAAGCGAAATACAATTGGGGATGTACCGGGATATGTGGAATGTCAATTTTGAGCAATTCCCCGTTACCCGTATTTTCAATTTCAGCCCGAAAGATTGGCGCAAAAAACCGTCGTACAATCTGAAAGAGCAAACCGAAAGCCCCAATATACGCAAAATCCCCTATCTGTTGGAGATTGCCGCCATTGAGGACGAAAAGCGGGATAATACGTTTACGGCGGTTAATGGTATGGTTGTATTGGACGACGCCCCGGATTTGTCCCAAAATGTAATATCGTTGTCTTTGGCGGAATTGATTAAAACTAAAGCCCCCAAAGAGGCGACCCCGGACGAAACCACGGACGCCGCCGATACCGTCAAAGCGGATGCGGTTGCCCCGGAACAAACGCCGGAACCGGAGATTAAGAAAACAAAGATTGTGAAACGCACCGGGAAAACGGCAAAGGAGGCGGAAAAGAAGCCAGCCACGGGACGAAAGACGACAAAATGGACTGTTGCACCGGAAAAGGAACAAAAGCCCGCAAATGCGCCAAAAAAGCCCAAAAACGAGAATAAGAAAAGATTGTTGAACGACGACCCCGAAATATGAAAACGATAAAAAGATTTGATTGCTATTTGATAAACAAAAACGGCGTTGTTTTCTCTAAAATAACGGGGAAAGAATTAAAGCCGTTTTTGCGTAAGGGTTATTTGTGTGTTTGTCTTTATAATTTTGGTGTAAAATGTACTATATATGTTCATAGATTAGTTGCCGAAACGTATATTGATAATCCACTAAATAAACCATGTATCGACCATATCGACGGGAACCCGTTTAATAACCATGTGGATAACCTGCGTTGGGTTACACATTCGGAAAATAACAATAATCCGATTACAAAACAACGGCAATCTAAAAGCGCAAGTAAGCCAATGACGGGTAAATTTGGAGCCAATAACCACTTATCAAAAGCGGTTTTAATGCTTAAAAATGGCGTTGTTATTAAAGAATACCAATCTATAAATTTGGCAGAAAGGGACGGTTTTAATAATTCGCTAATAGTAAGATGTTGCAAAGGATTACGCAAAAAACATAAAGGTTATGAATGGAAATATAAAAGGTAGGATTGTTAGACCGGAGGCGGAAAAATCCCGTTTGATTTTACCCCGTGTCGGACAAATAAAAATCGGAATGAAAAACGCCAACGGATACCCGCAAAGCGTGGATTATTTCATACCAACGGGAAAGTATGCCGGGTTATTTACACAGGCATACGGCGAAAAGCCCCAAACAATACAAATCGTATTCCCGGACGACGACCCGGCGAAAGTATGCAACGAGCGGTACGAGTACCGGGACGACGACGGACGATTGATTGCGGCGGGCGACGGCGAAACGTTCCAAGTTTGGGACGGCAAAAAGTACGAAACATTGACAACGGAGGAATACCCGAATTTGATGTTGGCAATTACCAAGCGTTACCCCAATCGGAAAAGCAAGCAGGACGGACACGACGGTTGGGAAATTACGTTGACGTTGAATTTCATTGTACCGTTGGTACGTGGCGTTGCCGGGGTATGGCAGTTTTCAACAAAGGGTACGGCGTCCACAATCCCGCAAATTCGGGAAACGTTCGACGGTATGTTAGCGGAACGGGGATTTTGCAAAGGCATTATCTTTGATTTGAATGTACAATTTGCCACGACCCAAAAGCCGGGCGACCGTTCCCGTTTTCCCGTCGTGTCGTTGGTTCCCAATGAGAGTGCCGATAATGTTTTGAAAGTACGTAAAGCGTGGGAACCTGCAAAGCAATTGGATAATGAATAAAAAATGCTATATTTGCGTCGATAAAACAAACGACTACCACCGTTTGCAAAGTATTGCTAATTTATTTAGCGCAAAGCCCGTTTTCCGGTGTGTGGTAGCCCGGATTGCGGGCTTTTATATTTTAATTATGGATTTTATTGTAAAAAACAAATGGATTAACGAATTGCATTTGAAAGGTAATAAGTTAATGTTGTATGCAATGATACACGCCTATTGTGTTAGATATGGCGAGTATTCAAAGGGTATTTTGTATTTATCCAAATGTTTAGGGATAAACAAAAGCACTGTAATCGATTGCCTTAAATGGTTATGCGAAAAAGGATTATTAATAAAATCAGTTCAGCCCGTAGCGGAACCGGATGTTTATAAAATATCAATATTATGAAATACACGATATTAATAAACCAATATGCCGCCGTTAATAGCGGTTTGGATTTAGATTTAATAGATTTGGCGATTTTTGATTTTATAAAAGATTTCGCCAATTGTGCAAGTTGCGTTAAGATGCACACCCCGGAGGGAATATATTTTTGGATTTCCCACAAGTTAATATTGGAAGCAATGCCGTTATTGAATATAAAGACAAGTCAAGGTATGATAAAGCGTATTGATAATTTGATTAAAGCCGGAATTTTACAAAAACATCCTAATTGCGAATTGTATAACAAAACTCTGTATTGTTTTGGTGAAAATTACGAGTTACTAACATTTACCGAAAAGGCAGCAAGGATGTTAACCGGAGTTGATACCCCTAAACAAAAGTTGATGCCCCCCATAAACGAAAGTTTAGGGGTACCCATAAACGAAAGTTTAGGGTATAATAGTAATAATATAGATAATCCAATAAATGATAATGAGAATGCCCCCAACAACAATGTTGTCGGGGAATTATTCCCGGAAGAACAAAAGGTTGAGGAAGCAAAAGAGAAAAAAACATTGTTCCGCAATTCCGACGTTTACAAAATGGTTAAATTTGAAAACGGCGTTGGCGTGGATTATTCCGAGTTTGAAAGTAAGTTTGCGACCCCGGAATTTGAAAAGGTCGATTTGGTTTATTACTTTCATTCGGTTAGCGATTGGAGCGACCAAAAGAATATGAAGCGCACTAAAAACGGTTGGTTGGCGACCGTCCGCAATTTCATACGGGGGGACGTCGAAAAGAAAAAATTGCATTTGAAACCCGAATACAAAGCCCCAACGCAAAGATTAAATGTTGCCGGGGCTATTGAGTATTTGAAAGACGATTATTAAGATGGAAACATTACCCGAAAAGACAAACAGATTGCCACAAACGTTGCCCGAAAAAAGACAATCCGCCGCCGTTTTGCTTTATAGTGGAACGGCAAAAGCAATTGAGGTGCGCCGGGCGATGGTTGAATTACCGGAGGTTGCCAAAGCATTAACCCCGGTCGAAAAGTATATTTTCGTGGCGTCCACAAAAAAACAGATTGCCGAGATTGATGATGAAACGTTGATTGCCAAAACGGGGCAAATGTTTCGGTTTATCGCAATGGACGTGGGGTTTATCATTCCCACGGAAAACCGGGACGATTGGACGTATATTTGTACCCGATTGTTGGATTTACTCAAACGCTATTATTCGCAATTAACATTATCCGAGGTTAAATTAGCGTTTGAATTGCTGATTACCGGGGAATTAGACGACTATTTGCCAAAGGATAGAGACGGCAACGCCGAACGGAAACATTACCAACAATTCAACGCCGATTATTTCGCAAAGGTATTGAACGCATATTGCCGGAAACAAAACCAAGTTATCGGCAAAGCATATACAGCGTTGCCGGAGCCGAAAAAGGAATTGACGCCGGAGGAAAAACGGTATTATCACAACCAAACCGTCGCCCGATGTAGGGAGGTATTTTTGCAATACAAATATACCGGGCGGTTTGTGTTGGGGATTACTGACGGAATGTTAATTTATGATTGGTTGCGAAAGTTGGGTTTTGCCAATGAGGTTGCCGGAACCGAAGACGACCGCAAACAAGCATTTGCCCGATATATGCAACGTGTCGCCCGTGGGTTCGTCAACAAGTACGAGGCGTACCACGTCCAACGTAAGGGAACCGACGCCCCGGAGTTGGATTTTACGGCGTATGAGATAGCGAGGGACAAAGAGATTGCCCGGACGTTTGACCGAATGATTGCCGACGAATTACAGATTGATAACTATTTAGATTTTTGGAAATGAACAAAATAACGATTGATTGTATTATTGGGATTGACCCCGGAAAAACCGGGGGGATTGCCGTTTGGCGTCCGAACCATAAAACCGAGGTAATAAAAATGCCGGGCGACCTTATGGAGTTGCGGCAATGGTTTGATTATATGAAAAGTATTTGCCGCCCGTTGGTATTCGTCGAAAAGGTTCAATTGCGCCCGGACGACGTGAACGACAACCCCGGTAAGGCGTTCCGGGTTCAAAAACTGTTATCCGAGTTCGAGAAACTGAAAACGATAATTGCCATGTGCGACGTACCGTTTGTTTTGGTACACCCCCAAAAATGGCAAAATGAATTGAAATTGCGGGTTAAGGGAGAGGAAAAGCCGGAGCGCAAAAAGCGATACCAACGAGCCGCCGCCGATTATTACCCCGATGTTAAGGCGACGTTGTGGAACGCCGACGCCCTTATGATAATGCACTTTGGACGGTACATTTTGCACAACAACCCCCGTTGGGTTTTGGAGAATTTGCCCGCCCCGATGCACGACCGTTTATTTTAAGCCCCGTATTTCGATTATTTTGTTTGAATGGGTAAAAGTATGGCAGACGAAAACAAAAGCCCGCAAATCGAAAATCCGGCGAAAATAACGTTGGAAGAATTGGCGTACATTGTTAAACAGATGCGCCACAACCAACGGAGGTGCGAACGGAACCCAACGCCGGAAAAGATTGCAACCCGGACGGCATGGGAACAAAAAGTTGACGGCGTTATTGCCGTCTTAACAGATACGCAAATGAAATTATTTTGATTTTATCCCGGTACGACTTGCGCCGTATCGGGATTTTTTTGCCCTAACACGAAAATAAAAAGAAAAAATTTTGGTAATTAAAATATTCCCCGTATTTTTGTGGCATGAAATAACAACGACCGGGCGTTTTCCCGGTAATGCTAAAAAAATAAAAGCAATGAGAGCGAAAACAACAATCAGCGATTTCCGGTTTGAGTTTGCCGGGTACGGACATTACAAAGTAACTTACACGTCGCCCGTTACGGGTAAAAGTTGGACGGCAAAAACAAATGATATGCCGTTAATTGATGCGACAAAGAACGCCGACGACCCCAAACGTTGCGATTTGGAAACCCTTAAACGAATTTGCAAAAATGGATAAGGACGAATTGGGAGCCGTTCGCCATGCAATGACGGCAAAATAGTTGAACGACCTGTATAAGCGTTTGGAAAACTTTATTGCCGATTGCACCCGGTCGGAGGTTGACGCCAACCGGGATGCGCTTAACAAGGTGCAAAGCATGATACACCAAAGAATGATATTAACAAACAAATAAGTAGTAACCGCCGGGGGCAACCCCGGCATAAAAAGAGCGATAAAATGATTATCAAAAAATTAGAGTTGTCGAATTTCCAAGTAATTAAGGAGTTCAACGCAGATTTTGAGGGTAATGTATATTTCATTACCGGGGACAATGAGTTAGGAAAATCCACGCTATTAAAGGCAATCGGGGCGTTGTTGACCGGGAACCGGGACGCCGTGTTGCGTAATGGCGAGGACAAAGGGTTTGCCAAAATGGTTGTCGGCGACGACGGCGAGGAATACGACGTTGAATTGCGGTTTACCAAAGCCAACCCCCGTGGTACGTTATCAATCAAACAGAAAACAACCGGGATGCGGTCGGATAACGTAAGTATGTTGCAAAAGGTTTTCGGATATACGGATTTTGACGCCGTGGAGTTTTCCCGGTGGTCTGAAACCGCCGAGGGTCGCCGAAAGCAAGTGCAATACGTCCGGGCATTGTTGCCGGAGAATGTGCAAAAACGTATTGCCGAGATTGACGCCGAGGTTATGACCGTTAAGGAGAAAAGAAAGGACGCCAACGCCGAGGTCAAGACGTACACGACCATTTGCGCCGCCGCCGAAAAGCAGTTGAAACCGGGCGACGTCAAAACGTATGCCGAGAAAATCGACATTGCCGATTTAATGGAGGAACAAAACGAGAACGCCCGGTTGATTGAGAAAGCGAAAACCGTGCGTACCGCATTGCAAACCCGGACGGAACAATTGGAGGCAATCCCCGGTCGTATCAAAGCCGCCGAGGAAACCAAGAATACAGAGATTGAAGCCGCAATAAAGTATGAGGCGGAAGCCCAAGCCGAATACGACCGGATTGTTGCCGAGGCAAAAAAGGTATTGGAAGCGGCAAAGAAAAAGAGCAAAGCCGATGCGAAAGCCGCCGCCGACAAATACGACGAAACATTGGCGCAAATCCAAACGGATAAAGCCGATTACGAAACCCGTAAGAACAACGCCGCCGCATGGTTAGCAAAGTACGAGGAAAATAACCCGGAGAATTTGGATACAGCCGAACGCCTCAAACAAGCCGAGGAACACAACAAAATCAATGCGTTGGTTGTGGACTATCTGACGAAGAAAAAGCAAAAGGACGCCGCCGAAAAGGTCGCCCAAACCCACGAAAAAAAGTTGTCGGATTTGCTCAAAGAGCGGGAAACCCTTATTGCGAAATCGGAATTGCCGATTGCCGGGTTGACGTTCACGGACGACGGGTTGGAGTTAAACGGTGTGCCGTTTGTCGCCGGGAAAGTGTCGGATAGTCAAATAATGGAGGTTGCCGCAAAATTGATTATCGCAAGCAATCCGACCGTTAAGGTATTCCGCATTGCGAGGGGCGAAAGTTTGGGCGCAAAACGTCTGCAATCCCTTATCGAATTAGCCCGGAAAGAAGGGTATCAAGGATTTATAGAGGAAGTCAAGCGAGGACAGGACGATTTGATTATTGAGGAATACAGCGAAACCGAGTAATTAACCGGGGCGTCGGTTCCCCGGCGTCCCTTAAACAAAACAATATGGAAGTTAAAGAAATGACAATTGCGGACGTGTTGAAAATGCCGTTGTTTTTTGAGAACGTGAAACGCCAATTAACGAGCCTTTGGAACGACCGGGAGAAAGCCCGTAAGGATGCGACCCGGAATAATACGAGGTTGCGGGCGCACGTTATCGACCGTATGCACAATACCGGGCAGTGGGAACCGGGAAATTTCGTTATTCTTTTCGCAAAAGTGTTGGATAAGGTCGCAACCGGGTATTCGTCGAGCGAACGGGCGTTTATCCGTGCGGTTGGAATGACAGCGTTTAATATCACAATGCAAAAGTTAATCGACGATGAGAAAGCGAGAAATAACAGCAACGGGGACGATAAATAATAACGGCGGGTTGGCAATGTACATGGGCGAATTAAACGAATTTTTCAAGGGTTGGAAAGGTTCCCGGATAATTGCCCGGTTTATTGTTGCGTCGCCCGGTTCGTCCGAGGCTTTGAAAGGCTATTATTTCAACTATGTTGTACCCACGTTCCGACACGCCATTTGGGAGGCGGGCGAACGTCTGACAGAGGAACAAACCGAACGCCGATTGCGTGAGTTGTCCCCGGTTATGTATGAGCAGACCCCGGATATTAACACCGGGAAATATGAAACCCGGTTGCGGACAATTGCAGAGTTGAGCAATGCGGAATTAATAGAACATATCGAATTTTTAAAACAGCTTGCAAGTGAAGAATATTATATATATATTGCAGACCCAAATGAAATTTGATTATGGAAAATGAAATATGGAAAGAAATACCTGGATATAAAGGATTATATGAGGTTAGCAATTATGGGCAAATTAAGTCTATTGAAAGATTGGAAAAGTGCGGAAATAAAACAAGAATACGAAAAGCACGTATTTTGAAACAATCATTAAGGCGTGGTTATTTGTTTGTATCATTATGTAAAAATGGGAGAAAAGAAAATGTTGTAATACATAGAATAGTATCATTATTATTTATTCCTAACCCCAATAATATGTCGGAAGTAGACCATATCGATGGTAATAAAATTAATAATAAAGTCAGTAATTTACGATGGGTAACAGCAAAACAAAATAGCAATAATTTAAAAGCCCCAAATACGTATATTGGTAAAAAACTAAATAAAGGAGGCAAAGCAGTTTTGCAATTTGATTTATCGGGTAACTTTATAAAAGAATGGGTTACAGCAATGGAAGTTGAAAGAAGTTTAGGTTTTGGACGTAGTTCTATAAGTAATTGTTGTAATGGAGTTTTAAAAACAGCATTTGGTTTTAAATGGGAATATAAATGATATGTTTTGCAAGTGTAACGGAAAACGTAAGAATTACCCGTTGGCGGATTGGCGGATTATTCGCCACGAATACACGCCAAAGCATTACAGCCGGATAAAGTGTTTGCGTTGCAGGTGCGTTTGGATTACACGGGCAAAATATGTTGAGCAAACGCCCAACGACGACGGGCAAAAACGATTATTTAACGAATAAAAAAGTAACGAGAGTATGAAATTTGAATTAAAAGACATTTGTTTTTTCGATTGCGAAACAACAGGAGTACCCGCAAAGGGTTTGAAATGGGATGCGGATTTTAACCAATTCCCGCACGTCGTACAATTGGCGTGGGCGTTCGGCGACAAAGAACGCAGTTTTATAATTAAGCCGGACAATTACGAGATACCGCCGGAAACAACCGCAATACACGGAATAACGACCGAACGGGCAATTGCCGAGGGTGTACCGTTTGCCGAGGTTATCGACGAATTTTTGACGGATGCCGCCGCCGCACCGCTTGTATGTGCGCACAACATTTATTTCGATACGTCGATGTTGAAAGCGAACATTTTGCGTTATTGCGGCAAAGAGTATTACGACGCCAAAGCCGAGGACGCATTGCACAAGGGAAAGCGCATTGATACAATGATGAAAACTATTAAATTTGTCGGCGCATTGTATTCAAACGGGCGACCGGGAAAATATCCCAAATTAGAGGAATTATATAGTAAGTTATTCCCCGGCGAAACATTCCCGGCGCATGACGCATTAGAGGACATAAGGGCGTTGCGCCGTTGCGTCCCGGAATTGGTTAATTTGGGGATTATTGAGTTAGCGCAAAAGGAATACCCGGCGGAACAACTCAAAGCCCAATTTGAGCCGGAAAAGCCCAAAGGCGGGCGCAATATTGAGTTCCACGACCCCAACCCGGTAGCGGAACCAATCGGAACCGGGGAACCCGTCCCGGAACCAACCCCGGAACCGGAACGCCCGGCGGTTCCGTCGAATAGTAAGACACGGGAATTGTTGGACGAAAACGAATTTTGATTAAAACCGTGCCGGGCGGATTCCCGGCGACAAATAATATTATAATATGAACGAAGAAAAAAAAGCCGCAAACGTTATGTTAATACCAAGTGAAAAGGCGTTTGCATTGTCGAAAGTAAAGACATTAAAGGACGGCGGGTTAGACGTGCATTATGAAGTTACCGAAACAATCGGCAATGAGAGTTACACGAACAAATACCACGTCGAAAGCGCAAAGGACATACACCCGGATTTGCGCAATTGCTTTGACAGGTTGCGCCCAATCATGGGACGGATTTTTAATATTACGTCCTTTCTTTCAATGGTTGAAACGTCCGATTTTAAGGCAACCAAAAAGCAAAGCGAATTATCACGGGATTTTGCCGACGAAATGTTGAAGAACATAGAGGTTCGGGGCGTGTCCTTTTCCGGTCAAGACGATAACGTTGGGGTTGTTTTAACCGGGTTGTTTACCGTGTCAGACAATCAAAAAACCGCTATCAATTCCCCCCGCCTTAAATTCAATACGGAAACGTTCGGGTTTGAGGAAGAATTAGAAGAAATTGCCGCCGACATTGAAAACGAGGTTTACGCATTTCTTTTCAAGGGGAAAAAGGCGCAATTGGAGTTGTTCGGGGCTGATGGCGAACCCGCACCGGGTTTGGTCGCAGAACCGGAAAAGGAGGACGGATTGTTCCCGGAGGTCGGCGACCCGGCTAACGAGGACGACCCGGAGGACGAAACGGCGGAGATGTAAGCAATGGAGCCGATATTGCTAACAGACCGGGAAGAATACCAATTTGTAACCGATAGGGGGTTTTGCCCCCTATTGGATTACAAGCGGTTTACAATGGATATTCGGTTGCGTGTCGAAATCCAACGGGAATTGTTCGGACATTGCGTTTTCGGTCGTGGGAATATCCCACAGGCAAACGAACGGTTTTTTAGGTGGATTTGGGAGCATAAGCCGCACCAATGCGAAGAATGTTTGAAGCCATTGCACAACTATTCCGCCGTATATTGTTCGCATATATTGACCCGTGGGGCATACCCGGAGGCGGCGCACGATGCAAGGAATATAAATATACTTTGCTTTGAACACCATAGCCAATGGGAAAACGGAGATAAAAGTAAAATGCGAATATTTCCCGGAAATGTTCGGACGATGGAGTTAATAAAAAAAGAGTATGGAAGTTTGGAAAGAGATACACGGATATAACGAACGTTACGAGGTCAGCAATTACGGGCGTGTTCGTTCTAATGATATGATTGTAAACGGTAGGTTACAGAATTGCCACCATAAAAAAGGGCGCATATTGAAACCGTATACCGATAAAGAGGGATACAAAGGCGTTGTTTTATGTGTCAATCAAAAACGCAAAACGTTTCGGTTACATAGATTAGTTGCGGCGGCTTTTATTCCGAACCCGGACAATTTGCCGGAAATCGACCATATCGACGGCGACCGAGCCAATAACCGTGCGGGCAACTTACGTTGGTGTACCCGGAAACAAAATGCCAACAATCCAATAACCCGGAAACGGGTTGCAGTTTCTAAAATAGGAGAACGAAACCAGAATTATAAGAAATGAGAACAAAAAAGAGAACACCAGATTACGGGGCAATTTCCCGCCGTTCAATCAAAAATGATTTCAGACGGGTACAAACATACCCGGAAAGGGAGAAACGCCCGCAAATCGAAAATCCGCCCGAAATAAATGCAGAAAGACGGGTTTTGTTTGTTGGCGAAAATTCGGGTTATTACAAATTGCGTTCTTTCATTGTTGGTAAATTGGTTCGATTAGTTCAAAAATCAAGCGTCGGCGGTTGGGTTTGTGAGTTCGTACACGACGACGACCGAAAAGCGATAAACCATGCCGCCGGATGGTCGGACAATAAGAAACAATATTTGTTGGATTGCATAAAATTCAAGTGACATGAAAATAAAATCAAAAACCGGATTTAAAATTGCGTTATACACGTTCGTGACGTTGACGGTTGCGTCTTATATGTGGGCGTTGTATAGTATCATTGTTTGGATAATTAAAGCGTTTTTTGTATGAGTGTAAACAAGGTTATTTTGATGGGACATACCGGGAAATCCCCGGATTTTAAGGAGTTCGACAACGGGGGTTGCGTGGCGACCTTTTCGTTGGCAACCACGAAACGAGGTTTTACCACAAAGGACGGGCGGCAAATCCCGGAGCGTACCGAATGGCATAACGTCGTATTGCAAAACGGGTTGGCAAAGGTCGCCAATCAGTACGTCAAAAAGGGCGACAAACTGTATATTGAGGGCGAATTGAGAACCCGGAGTTATGACGATGCGCAAGGCGTCAAACGGTATGTTACCGAGATAGTCGCAACCGATATGGAAATGTTGACCCCGAAAGCGACCGGAGCCGGGGCGCAAGTACCGCCGCCGCCCGTGCCGGATGCACCCGCCCCCGACGGAAACGACGATTTACCATTTTAAGCCGTTGACGATATGGGAGCGATAAACGGACGGGTTATTTACAGCCCAAAAGGTAAAGCCGGGGAATACGCCGAGAACGCCGCCAATTTCTTTGTCGGTTGTTCCAACGGTTGTACTTACTGTTATTTGCGCAAAGGTCGTGGCGCAAAGGTATTGGGAGGCAGTCGCCCGGAGTTGAAAAAGACGTTGCGGGAATATCCATACGCTTTGGATATTTTCAAAAACGAATTGTTGGCGCATAAGGAGGAATTGCAGAAAACGGGGTTATTCTTTTCGTTCACGACCGACCCGTTGTTGCCGGAAACGGAACGGTTGACCCGTCAAGCGGTCGGCGTATGCCAACGCCACGGCGTCCCGGTTAAGATATTGAGCAAATGCGCCGAGGGGTTGAACCGCTTCATTGATTTTGCCGAGGCGTCCGAGGGTTGGGACGTGTCCCGTATCGCTTTGGGCGCAACGTTGACAGGTTGCGACGAATTGGAGCCGAACGCCGACCCAAATATGATGCGGGTTAATGTGTTGGCACGGGCAAAACGCCACGGGTTCCGCACCTTTGCAAGCGTGGAGCCAATCCCGCCGGGAATGTACGACCGGGCAATTGGGATAATCAAATTGTCGTATCCGTTTGTTGACCTGTATAAAATCGGGTTGCAGAGCGGCGGCAAATATCCGAAACGGGAAATACGATTGATTTACGACACGATTACGGAACATTGGGAGGGACGCCCGGAACAACCCCGTATCTATTGGAAAGATAGTATTGTTAATCCGTTGGGGATTGACCGGGGAGAATTGCCGGGGTATTGTGTCCCTGTTAATTGGGATTTGTTTAACAATGAAAAGTGAAATACGGGTTGAGGTTCCCGCCGATTGCCGATTGGTCGGAGTAAGGACGGACGGCGATGTTGTCGTTATCATTTACGAGCCAATCCAAAACGTCCGGCAAATTGGATTTATCCATTACCCGGAACCCGACGACGAAACCGAGGAACCCGAAAATAAAAAGTAAATATGCAGTACAGCAATAAGGATTACAACCCGGAAAAACACGACCGTTGGCGTGCGTTGACCGTAAAACAGCCATACGCAAATGATTTGGTAACGGAGGCGTACAAGGACGAAAACGGTATTGTTTACGGGAAAAAGACAATTGAAGTTCGGAGCAAAAACACGTCATACCGTGGCGACGTGCTGATATGTTCCGCAGCGTCCCCGGTTTATCCGGGAATGGAAAGCGGCGTTACTTTGGGATTGGTTGAGTTGTACGACGTAAAGCCGATAAAAGAGTTTACGCCGGAGGATTGGGAAAACACCCGGATTCCAAAGGAAAAGAGGGCGAAAATAACAAAGGGGTTCGGATGGATGATGCGCAACCCAAGACGTGTTATTGAAATGCCAATTAAGGGGCAATTGGGTATCTATAATCTCGTATATACAAAAGGTTGTATTGTCGAATATCCTAAAGTTATGGTATTGGATAAAGAGGCATACAATAAAATAAAAGAAACGTATTAGTTTGTTATATTATGGTTTAATATTATCTTTGCAAAAAAAAGATGGAAAATTGGAAGTTTATAAACGCTAATTATGAAGTTTCAGACAAAGGTAATATAAAGTCTGTAAATTATCGGGGAACGGGTAAAAGTGCGATACGAAAGCAATCTATTAGTAAAAACGGATATATGCGGGTAATACTATCAGATAATGGTAAAAACAAAACATATTTCGTTCATAGATTAGTTGCGGCGGCTTTTATTCCGAACCCGGACAATTTGCCGGAAATAGACCATATCGACGGCAACCGAGCCAATAACGATGCGACTAATTTACGTTGGTGTACGAGAAAGCAAAATTTGAATTATCAAAAAGCAATTAATAATAAACGTGAAACCATGAAGAAAGTAAATACATGGTTTAAGAAAACCGGAAAAGATAATCACAATGCAAAACCCGTTTATCAATATGATTTAGAGGGTAATTTTATAAAGAAATGGGATTGCATACATGATGCGCAAAGATGCGGTTTTAATCATGGAAATATTATTAGTTGCTGTAAGGGACGTTTAAAACATTATAAAAAATATATTTGGAGATATGAGTAAAAAACAGGTTGGAATTATCCGCAACAATGGCGACGTACATACGGCGCAAATTGGGTTTCATATCGGACGGGTCGGCGTCTATGTTTACGCCCGTGAGTATTGGCAATATCATAGTTGGCAATTTGGGGTATCCATTGATGCAATAAACGGTTACGACCGTTATGTTGATATTGAGGCGAAAATATTGTTTGTCGGCATTGGCATACGGTTTATATGGATTAAAAGAAAGGTAAAACGATGAAAGCAAAGATTTTATTGTTATCTTTGGCAACGCTTTTGTTGGGGGCGTGTCAAAGCGAGAACGAACCAACGGAGGCATTTAATTTACTTCAAAAATCCGAGAGCATGGAAGAAAGAAACGAGTTTGTAACGAATACCACGGCGGCAATGATACAGATAAACGCCCCCCGGTATAATTGTGAGATTGTCGAAACCGCATTAGCCGGGGGCGATAGGGTACGAATTTGCGTAAAAGGCGCAAAGGACGATTTGGACGCATTGTTTGGCTATGTAAACGAAGCGGGCAAAGAATGAGAGTTAAGCAACCCGAACCGTTCGACCCAAACAGAGAGTACAACCCCGGCGAACGTTGCGTTTACCGGGGTATGGTATTGATTGCCGAGATATGGACGGCAGCGGATGCACGATTAGCCAACAACAACCCCGCAATATTTACGCAACGTTGCGTTCGCTGCAAAATCCAAAGGGAAGATTGCCCCGGAATAGGTAGGCAATGCGATAAGTACAACAGAACCGACCGAAAAACGATATTTTGGCGGTTGGCATATCCGAAAACAGTAAGAACGAATAAAAAATTAGAGCGATGACAGAAAGTAAGTTAAACCCGTTTGATGCGGAATTGTTGGTTATGATTGGCGATATTGCCAAAAGCCAACCGGAGGTCGAGGAAAAACCCGACCGTTACGAAATCACGGTTGACACAACCGAGATACAGGGAAACGCAATTGAAGCACTAAAACAGGCAGTTGCCGGACGATTGGGGAAACGCTTGTTAGTTACCCACACGTTAGACGCCGCCGTTGTTTTCAACGTCGAGTACGACCCGACGGAATACCCGGAACAAATCCGCACCCGGTTAGTTGAGCCGGACGCCACGGCGGGAACCCGATATTGCCGCACGTTGTTAGAAGTTGACGCAATACAGGTACGCCGGGACAATTTGGACGACCTGTTGAGATTTACCGGAGGCGGAACCATGACGATACCGAGAACCCCAAACGGGCGGGCGGTTTATTCGTTCCCGGACGGCAACGGCATTTTCATTGACGCCCCGGAAACGTACTACATTGTCCGGGAACCGGACGGACGATTGACAACCCGCCCGGAAAGAGAGTTTAACCGGGAGTTTGAGCCGAAAGGCGTAAGCGTACCGAAAGAACCCGGCGATAAGGGATGCGGGAATTGCGCCAACTTTACAAACGAGGATGTCAACGGGAACGGTTATTGCGAGGCGTTCAAATGCGAACAATCGTGCGGCGTTATGCCGTGCCAAGAGTACAAACCTAAAAATCAATAAAGCGATGAACAAAAGAGAAAAATTTTTGAAAGAGATTGCCGAGGTTATCAACCGTAATTCTTTGGAGGCGCATTTTAACGATACCCCGGATTACATATTGGCGAAAGTCGCAGTTGAAGCAATGGAGAATTTCGCCGAAGCGTCCGCACGGAGGGACAATTGGCACGGGTTCAAAGAAGCCGATAAGCCGGGCGAGGTTGTGCGGAATGAGGATTGCGACAATTGCCCGGTTCGGGGGATTTGCCCGGAGCATAATAAGCCGGAGGCGTTCGACGTCCCAAAGGAGGTGCGAGCAATGGCGGAATTTTTCGGCAAGATGTTCCCCGGTTCCAAAGTAGAAATACACCGGGTCGAAATGCCGAAAAGGAACCCACGGGATAAACGCCGGGCAAAGAACAAAAGGAAAGGGGGCAACAATGGGAAAAAGTAATTGCCCCGGACAATCGAAGCCCGAAAAGATATGCGGAACGTGTCGATATTTTAACCCGGAATATCCGATAAACGGGAAACCCCGCCCGGTATGTTTAGCGTTGAAAGAAACCAAAGACGGGCATACGTATAAAATCACATTAGGAGTTGAACCGCATTTTCATTGCTCAAACGGAAAGTATGAAAATGGAATAGGACGATAGAGCAATAGCCCCGGAAACAAAGCCGGGGTTTTGCCGTTTATATGTGAGAGAGAACAAACGGTTGGCAATGTACCGGAAAAGCCGTAAATTTGCCCCGTGGTTAAAAGATAACCGCCGAGATATAGAAAGTATTGGTTAAGACAATAAAGCCTCTTAAAATGGAAATTCCGTGCAAATAACTTGCAAAGGGTAAGCAACGTTTTAAGGAGGTAAACAGGGGAAAGGATAAAGCCCGGAACGAAAGAACAAAGGCAAAGGAGCCGATAAGGAACCAAGCCAAAGGACGAAAAGGCGTAAAAGGCAGATTTTGACCCCTGTTTGACATTAAAAGAGGTTAGACGATGGAAAAATTGAACAAAGGGCGAAAGCCCCCCGGATACAACAAACGTTCCGAGGAACAAAGGATTTACGATGTACGGTTTTGTGCCGACTTGTTTTTGCGTGGTTATTCGTATCGAGAAATTGCCGACGCATTGAACCGGGATTTGTCCGCCCGTGGCGTTGGTTATACAATTTCGTTTCAAATGGTTTATTACGATTTGCAACAATGCCTTATCGAATGGAAGCGGGAACGGTTGGAAACAATCGACGAATATGTTACGCAGGAATTGCGCAAGTTGGATAAAATGGAGCAACAAGCGTGGGAGGCGTGGGAGGTATCCAAAACCGGAAAGCAGCGCACCAAAGAGAAAACCAACCGGGGGCGTCCTATCAAAACGGATGCGACCGACGGCGACCCGGAATATTACGGGTACAATGAAACCGCAACCGAAACGTCCGCCGGGAACCCCCGGGTTTTGGATTTGCTTTTGAACATTCAGCAACGCAGGGCAAAAATGTTAGGGTTTGATGCACCCGTTAAAATTGAGATACCCGGATATAACGCCACGACCGACGACGATAAACCAAAGTACGACGTTAAGGCAATCCCGGACGATATGTTGTTTGCGTTGGCTGATAAACTGCAATCCGCCGAATATCAAAAGGCATTGTTGGAGAAAGGAGGGGCGCAATAATGGCAAAGAGAGTAACCGCACCCCGTCCGGGAACCAAGCAACCGGAATGGCAAACCGAGATTTGCGACACGTGCCGTTTTTCGGAATGGATAACGGACGACCATAGACACCGGGATTTAAACGGGAACCCGATTTGTTTACGTTG